CCACTAATAACCGAAGCAAGACCAGCAATGAACGCCAGAGCGCTTGCAGCGGATACTCCTGCAAAAGCTGCTAAAGCTATTACTATGCCTGAACTTACTGAAAGGGTCGTGAGGCCAGCAGCTCCGAGGGCAACCAGAGCAGCTGCGATGCCGTATGCTGCGACCTTGCAGATTGTGCAACGAATGCCTTCCAGGTTGGTAAGACCTTCTCCGCTCTGAAGTTGACCTAATATTGCAGGAATACTGGTGTCATTATGGATAAAACGGTTAAAATCAGGGATCATATCCGGGCTGAGCGGATAACCCGCGGAGGCGAGATAGGCTCCGGGATTTTCAAGCAGTTTCTCGCGTACGGTATTATCGTGCTGTGCTGCTTCCAGGCTCAGGCGAACAGTGAGCATTTGCTGATTGACCAGCCCGGACTGGGGGTGGGCAGAGAGCTTTGCCATTATATCCATGAGTTGAGTTTCCAGTTAAATATTAGTTGATAGCTAGCAAAAACAAAAATGACCGAACAATATTTCCATCAATTAAGTATCGCACGCTAAAAATCCGTATATCACTCAAGTTTTTGTTTTTAGTGTTAAAATAGAGTTAGTATTTGTTGAAAATTTGGGTATATTTTTTTCATATGAATTAGATTATATTTATTTAAATATTATTTATTCTTATTATTAACCTTACAAAAATGTGTTCTTCTTGGGCTGTTTCGGTAGTTGAATTTTTATAAATAAGAATTTACTGCCGACCGGATATTTTTTCAGTTACTGAGGCGTCCCCGTTGTACCCGGGGCCTCTGTGACCGGGTGTTCGTGGCTTGTGAGACTGATACTTCCAGCTTTTACATCGCCCTGTGCCGTTATGGTGCTTTCGGTGGTAACTGCACCGGTTATGTTAACCGGTCCATCCAGCGTAATTCCTCCTGTTGCAACAATGCGTACCTCTTTTGAACTGGCATTTAACTCGATCAGTGTAGTTCCGTCGTCAGAACGGAGCTGAGCAGCTGCTGTGCTGATATTTGCCAGAGGGCGCGCTTTACTGGTCAGCCCGACAAAGCAAAGTCCGTCAGACAGATCATGCTGGCGGTAATCGAAAGGAGGTTGCCCTATGCCTGACTGCCACCATTCATCTATGGAGCGGCTGGAAAATAGTACCATGCATTCATCACCAGCATTAACCGGGAATGTGAGGGAGCAGCCACCACCGCGTGGGAACACAACCGGACAATGAGGCAAGGTTGGCAGGTCATGAAACGAGCGTGACCCGTCATTTGCGCTGTCATAGCCTTTAACTGCCAGTTTAACAGATGCAACCGGCGCACCATCAGCAGCAGTAAATGACACAATCACTCCTGGCAGCATCGTCCAGATGCGTGATTGCAGAGCATCTTCTGCTACTCGTGTATTTTCCTGGTGGTCATTGTAGCGTTCACGAATATCAATCGTGCTCATTCTGGTGTTACCTCCAGCGCAGAGCGTGACTGCACAGTGTCTGAGGGGTCAATTGAGATACATTTCAGGGATGAAAACCAGTCATTGCCGTAGGTATCTCCATAGTGATCTGCCCATACCACACGATAATCGCCGGTTGCATTGACACCTGATATATGGGCCCTGCTGCCATCCGAGCTGTATTGTGCATTTGCAACATCAGACGGCGAATAAGACAGATCAGCGATCTGATCCAGAACCGCGGCATTTATCAGACGGATGCGTGAATTCACTTTAATGGCAGGATCAAGCAGGCAGGTAACATCAATTCCATCAGGGGTCTGAACCGGGATGCCAATAAGGCCGGTCTCAGGGCTTAGCTCGATGACAGTTTGCGTTGTCCTGACGCGGGATGTATCTGCAATCGCGACATAGTTCAGGCTATCCTCATCCATGAAGTACATACTTGCAGTACTGTGCGCGAGGGTCCGGCAATGATCCCGGGTCATGCCATACATTACTTTAGGTCGAGCTGCAGATCCGGGGATATCAGGAAATGCGCCAGCAGCAATATTGTCAGAAGCCATGTTCTGAGCGACTACATTCTGAACGTGACTGTATTTATAACCAGCAGCAAGAACAGTTGAGATTGTGCCTGTGGTGAAAGCAGTGTCTCGCGTGGCAGCAATGATATCAATGAAAGTATCAGTCGGATTTTCCCGACCGTCCCGGGTTTGCCAGATCATACCCTGAAACAGAAGACTGGCATCGTCATCAGAGCCATACCCCACAGATAATTCAACGACAGAGTATTTTGATTTAATACGGTTTATTGTGGCCGCATTCGGGTTATAAATTCTGGCTTCTAAGTGCCGTGGTGTCTGCATGATCCCGTGTGTTACACGAAATACTATTCGAAAGTCTGATAATGTGAGTTTGTTCCCTGAATTATCAGAAAGAACCATTGTGCAGACACGCAGGAATTTACTGGTCATTTGTTACCACGTATAGACGACCATTAATGCCAAGGTTTTCAAAGGTCGGAACGGCCGCCGGGGCACTGTCAGTTGTAACCATCAGGGAAAAACCAAGGTTCAGATATGCGAATTGGCCTAAAAGATCGGCTCCTGTTACCAGTGGGATTCCCTGTATAACAGGATTTCCGCTGCTATCTGAAATATCCAGAACCCACCCACTGTTTTCCTCGTTACAATAATATGTTCGGAAACTGTATGAGCTGCCTGATATTGAGACACTCACAGTTTGATTGGTTGGCTGTAGCGGCACTTCATAGAAAACTGTCATGAAAATGCACTCGAAAAAGCTGACTTAACGCCGCTCCACATGCTGGTCAGTCCGGAGCTGTTGCTGGCAGGCTGCAACTGTTTTGTGCCATTGCTTGCTTCAGGGGATGTGCTTGCGGGCGTTTTTTGGTTTGTTGCTGTTATTCCTGATTGAGTGACAGCACTATGAGCAAGGTTTAGTGACCTGCAATTCATTACTGCAAACATTGAATAAGCTGTTTCTGAACTGCTGTCTGTCTCGACGCTTTCTATCAGAACATTTTTGTATGTTCGTTTTCCTGTGACTACAGTGCAGAGCTGTCGGGATTTTTGTAGTTTCAGGATTTTTGCATATACGGTCTTGATATACTGCTCACCGAAGTCGCCGCTGACCAGGCCAGAAAGAGTAGTGCCTGAAAAGTTTGATAATGTGGCGGCAAGACTGGCGTTTGACCAGCCAAACTCCAGTGTAAACTCGGGCTGCATATAGAAAGCATGATCTGTTATTGCCGCTCCGGTCTGTACTGGCATTGAGGTGATACCCAGTCTGTCGATGTGACGCTCCCGGATAGCAAGGTCAGGAATGACGGTTGTGCCATCCTGGCCGCTTATCTTCCGGTTACTGTCGAACAGCAGAGATGCAATATCAGATACGACCATTTATTGCCTTCTGGCTTTCATATTCCGAACTGCTGTGTTTAACGCATGTGTGGTCGCGCCATGCACAGCGCTGGCTATAGCAGCGGGATTACCATTACTGGTGATATTAACCGTTTGGTTAACTGTTGGGGCGTGAGAGCCGGCCAGAGTATTAAAGTTGCTGATTGAGGCAGCTTTTGCCGCATATGCAATTCTGGAATCAAATCCTGGGTCTCCAGGTTTTTCTCCGGAACGTTCTATGTTTTTAGCAAAAAAAGCTGCCGCATCAGACATTCCTGATGTTTTAAGGAAACCATCCCAGTTTTTGGACTCTGGTCCATTACGTAATTCCCATACTGCGGCCCTCATCTGGTCTAAAAAACCCGCTTTTTTTACATCAATACCAAGGTTTTTCAGGATAGTATCCCGCCTGTAGGGCTCCCATTGTTCCAGACCAAAATGACCTTTATCAGTCCGTTCTGGATTTAACAGTCCGCTTTCCTGCTGCCAGTTTCCGATCATTGCCAAAGCATGCTCTCTGTCTATGCCCTGGTCAGTCAGATATTGCATGGCGGTATTGACTTTCCCGGCATCCATCCCGGAAAGAGCACCTATTCCAGAAGATAAGAGACCTGCTCCGGATTGGCCAATATTTTTCAGGTTGCCCACACCTTCCTGTGTCATATCCATAATATTTCCCCAGGCCGCTCTGAACCGTCCATGAGCAATATTATCAAGTGCTTTTGCAATTCCTGAAATGGCATGTCCTGTAGCTTTAAGGCTATCAACAAGAATATTCCTGAAGAAGTTGCCCAGAGGGGCAAGTGCAGGCTCAACATCAGGCCATAACTCTTTGAGAAGTATGCCTACCTGCTTTACCCCGTCCTGCAGGGCATCAATACCAGGTTGCCACTCTTTCCAGTTGATCAGAGATTTCGCACCCGACTGCCAGCTCTTATAGTCGTCGCAAAGAGCAAGAAGCGCAGCTCCGAGCGCGAGAACCCGGCCAACAGGAGACTGCATAAATGCGGTATTAAGCAAGCGCCAGGCAACAACAGCGCTCCCTATCGCGAAGGCCCATATTTTCGTTGCCGTGCTTAGATGAGTGAAGCTGTCATACATATGAAAGCAGAAGTCACGAAATCGCTCCAGCACGGGCATCAGAGTGATAGCGACTTTATCTCTGATAGCCTGGAATACGACACCGAGATCACGCAGTTCCTGCATAAAATGGTGTGAGGCTTTTGCTGCTTTATTCTGGTCAACGCCAAGGCGACGATAAATCTCAGCGTATCTGTTCTGCCAATGACCCTGACCACCTCTCATCATGGCCTGAAGAGTGTTTTCGTCTATACCCAGAACCCCGGCAGACGCCCGGGCGCGCCAGTATGGCATCGTCCTGAAGTGTGATCCCATATCCGACATGATCGCAGCTGTATCACGCAGATGACCGTGCGCATCTCGTGTCTGCACACCAAGCCGCTGAATAAAGCCTTCTCCGCCCGGAGTAGAGCGCAGAAAGTTACCAATCGACTGCAGGCTGGCTCGTGCGGAATCAGCATTACCTCCAACCTGTGAAATGGCGAAGGCAAACCTTTGCATACCAGAGACTGAAGACTGAGCGCGCTCTGAGGCATACCCCAGTTGTTCATATGACTGGGCTACCTTGCCAACGGCTGCGACAACAGCGCTCAACCCAGCGATCAGGCCAAGGGCAGCTTTTTGAGCGCCATCAAGGGCCTCTTTAAAGTCGCGCTGGCCTTTCTGGTTAATCTTAAAACCAAGGCCAACCAGAAACTCTTTAATAACGCCTGCGTCTGCCATTATTCTTTCCTGGCCGCGTTCGACCTTATTTCATTTTCTGTTTTTGCATCGAGTGCGTCATTCATTAACGCGATGTCTTCCAGATCAAGAGCGCCATCTTTGAGGCTTTCCATTTTGCACATTCCGGCAATAACGGGTCGCATCATATAATCGAGGTCATCAGGTAGAAGAATAACTTCAAAGGTTACGCCGGGGCCTTGTCTTTCGAATCTGAGGCCGCGGCGGGAATAAAACCCGCAAGATTATGCTGAATCACAGAGACCGTCAGGCGGAGCATTTCGGGAAGCTCAATCCAGTTGTAGCGCATCACACCAGGGCGAACTTGAATGGAGTAATCTCGCTGTGCTTCTTCATCGCGATAGGTTACTGCGCTTAGTGCTGTATTAAGGATGTATTCCGCGTCTTTATCAGGCAAAGCTGCAATTTCTTCACCGATTTTTGCCAGATCAAACCCGGCGAGTGAGTCTGTTATCTCACCACCTGATGGGATACCTGCTACAAAAGCTGCCAGAATGGGCGCAAGGCGTCGAGCGACATGAAACTGCTGCATAGCGGGAAGTTTTTTGACGGTGTATTTACGGCCGTTAATTTCGACTTCTTCCATTAGCTGTATGCTCCAAGCAATCCGGTAATTTTCCCGGAGTGGAATGTCCAGGTGTTAGTGCCGCCGTCAGTCGCATATTCCAGGTTGGGCTGACGCACAAAAGCACACCCGGTGCAGACAATCGCATCATCGGCGTTGGACTGGATAAGCGTGATGACATTTTTCCCCCAGAGGCTCGAACTAATTCTCTGAGCGTTATAGGCGGCCATCAGAATTTGGTTCTGAGGTGATGTTTTTAGTAAACGAACAGTAACCGTGCCTGCATTAGCAGCATGAAGGGAGTGCATATAGCCTCCGTCAGCGCCCGTGGTCATTGTATTTTTATCGGCCTGAAGCTCGATAGAAATACCTTCTTCTGCGGATCCTGCTTCATTGCCGAGTGTTGTTGCGATGCCCGGCCCTACAAGAGAGCAGGAAACATCAAGAAAGCTGTATGTCGAGCCTGTTGTCATTACTGCACCACGTTTACCAGGACGTTAGAGGAATGGACGGCTCCAGCCAGTTTGCAGGCAATCTGCATGGTTACGGCCTTTCGGGCTGATCTGTCAGCAGCAGACTGAGAAGCAACAGAAGGGCAGTAAATATAATAGCCGTCGTTGAGAGTATCACCGTTTTTCAGAGCGCCAATAGTGGGACCTGTCCACACACCAGGAGCAAACAGACCATTAGTGACGTAGGTCTGACATACGGTGTCGTATGTTCCTTTGAGGATCACCATGCCTGCATCAGTCTGAGGAATTTTCAGATTTGAATATAGAAGATTAAAACCCGCAACCTGAAGGCCATTCTGGAAAGCATCACAGCCGATACGCGTATCAGCCCATGTTCCGTCGGCCATATAGCCTTCCTGGATAATACTCTCCCCATTCTGGAGCAGGGCAAACACATTGCAGTATTTTGCTTTGAGCGCAGAATACTCAGTAGTGGTCAGAGTTTCGCTTGTGACGTCAGGTTCGTTTTTAAATTTCAGCGTGAGAGTTGTGTTCTGACCGCTGTAATTGACAGTGGCAATGCGCGCAAAAGCAGAGATTGATGCATATGGATTTGATGTCGAATACTGACACCAGGTTCTGCTGACATTTGCCTGACAAAGAAGGTAAGCCAGATCAGTTGTGCTGGATGATACGATGGCATTGGCATCCTGTGTCGTAGCCCAGAATGTGCGAACCGGTGTCAGTGCTTCAATCTGCTGAGCAACCTGAACAATAACTGTATCTGTCGGCATCGTTGCCATAGCAAAAGCCAGACCGTACCAGTCTCCGGATGCTGCGGCCAGACGTTGTACCGTTGTCGTCAGATTAGTCTCTGACGTTCTTTGCTCACCGACATAGAGTGTCGAAGGTTGCGGTGACTGTGCGTAAAACAGTGTGGCGGCAAGGTAGACTGGCGATGTGACTGCGTAATCATCGCCAACACTATCAAGCGAGGAATATGAACGCAGATCTTCAGTGTCAGATAAAACACTCTCGGAGCCAACGATCAGCAGAGTTCCAAAATTTCGTGTTGCAGACGCCTGTGGGTCAAGCGTGACCTGAGCATTCACAATATCAGATAAGGGCAGGCCAGCCGTCATTCGGCATACTCCGTTGAAAATTTACAGTTAAAACCATCAGTTGTGGTGATGTATCCGTCTGAAACCAGAACGGATTGAATAGGGTAAGTGCGCTGTTCCTGCCGTCGAAACTGCATGGAAATATCAGAGCGCATCAGGGTGAGCTGATTGATAATTGCTGGCACGCGACGAACGTCTGATGACCGAAGAAAAGTCATGCCGTTATTTGTGAGAAATGTACGATTGACGCTGACATTCAGACCAACACGTAAAGACATGGCATTTTGTGAAGCGTTGATCCCATAAAATGAAAATAATGCTTCAATGGTTTCGTGCAGGTGCAGCGTATAAACATTATCTTTAAAAGTTGCCGCAATGTTCTGATCTGGCGTAACGGTAGTTACACCAAGTGCACACCAGTCTGTGTCTCTGGCAGGTTGTACCGGCGGACTTTCCTGCCAGCGTCGCCGGCATAAGTTGCGGGGTAAGCCGGTCAGCTGAGAAATCCAGTCTCCGAGCAACAGGTCGAGATTTACATCTTCAGCTGCGTTCAGGGTTGCTGTCTGTAGCATACCCCCACTGGCCGGAGAGTTCTCTGTCATGATGCTGTTCCGTTATCGCGCATGTCGAGTAAGGCGCATTTTGCTGCAACAAAGCCCTGGCCAAATGATTCCCAGTCATCAACGGAAATCACCACATATTGCGACCCGTTTGCTGTAATACGATCAGCTGTGTAGTTGTTTTGTCCTGTGAACAGAGGGAAGCGGCAATAGACTGTGCAGCCACCTGACAGACGTTCTGCATCTGGCAGACGATATAATTCGTTTGCTGTGATAGGGGCGACGACACCATAGGTCAGCATTTCTGTCTGTTTGATGGTTGTCTCGCCACGCTCATCAACATCTTTTACTGAGCGCGTTACGGTGATGGCCTGATTGAAGTCAGGGTCATCCAGTATGTCTGATACGTCCAGTAATGGCATCAGATGCGGTTCCTTGCATCGCGGATAACGTAGGTCACTGAGTTCTGCAGGTTGCCTGTGTCAATCAGAGGCTGGGCAAGGTCAGTCCCTGGAGGGTTCCCTGCTTCGCGGTTAGCCAGCTCCTCCCGCGCCCCGGCCTGCGCGCCACCACCGCGGCTGATGCGGTTACGTAAGGTTGCGTCGGCAAGGGGCTCAAAGGGGCCTGTGTCCATTTTGTCTTTAACAGAAGCTGAGGCTTCCAGACCTATGGCATTAAGCTGGATATTAACTGCTCCGGCAACGCCTTCCATAGCCTGCTTGCCAGCCGTGCGCAGGCGTTCGAGTGATTTATCGACAACTTTCTCAACGCCCGGCACAAGGAATGGTCGTGGCGGAAGGTTCCGTTCGGGTGCCCCGGTTTCAAGAACATATCCGATCAGAGCATTCCCTGCGTCACCTTCTGGTCGTTCATTCTCGTCTTCAGGTATGCCGACCAGAACGCGCTGGTTTGTCAGGTCCCGAATGGTTTTCAGGACGGCGCGGGCCTTGTCACGAGTAACCGTAACGTCTGCTTTGCCCCCTGTAGTCACTGTGTAACCTTACAACTGCACGCCGCCTGTTCCGAACAGACGCATGAAATACCAGTATCTCTGGCCATAAGTGGTCAGATTGAAATAGCCGGCGTCACTGAACATCGCGGACGATGTATCGTATGATTTACTGACTGGCCCGACTGATTTTGCTGAAACAATCCCTGTGGCCTGCCCGGGTACTCCTGTGGCAGCTGCCTTTGTTGCGATTGTTCCCATTGTGAGTTCATGGGCAGCAAAAAGGCATGCGCCGAGCTTCCAGCTTTGCTGCCATCTTGAAATGCTCACAAACTGAACGCCAATTTGCAGATAAGTGACGATCAGGTTGCCCGGGTATTTGGTCGCATCACAAAACTCAGGGAAAAACGTTCTGAAGTCATCAGTTGTCACTACGTGGTCTGCGTCCACGGCGACCTGATCGGGATTGCACATCATTGTCTGAGGTCTCATCTGTGCTGACTTCAGTATTGTCAGCAGTTTTTGCTTCAGGAGTAGTTTTTAAACCACCCCCGAAAACAACAGCGCGGGACTGGACCAGGTAATTCCCCAGCTCTGCCTCGTTAAGTTCAGCACGGCCTTTGGGGAAATACCGTTTCCCAATGAAAAACGGCTGTTTCACCAGAACGGCAATCATCAGATGCCGTCTTTGTAGTGCAGGGTTTCAGGATACACGAACTCAACCTGACCGAGCAGCGACCAGTAGGTCGTGCGCAGCCACATATCCTGCGGAGTGATCTGCGAACGCTGGAGAGGCACGAGAGGATAACGAACATAATTCACATCCTTCGTGTAAAACACTGCACGTGATGCACCGCTTGCACCGGCATCATTCAGCCATTTGACCGGCTGAATATCGAGATCGCGGCCAGTAGATTGTGTAAACGGGTTATTACGCTTGATGTATTCCATAACAGACTGCGTGCCGGCAGAACTGTTGGTTCTGTTGAGTAGCGCATACTGAGCAGGAGGCAATAGAATATGAGAGGGGCAGACAGCGTATCCTGATGCTTGCCATGCTTTCTGCTGGCCATCCAGAATGTCATCCTGCATCTGGGCTGCTGTCCCTGCGCTCCACGCGCTTGTTACAGTATCCGTCGCCACGTCGGAGCCGTTTGCAAGGCCATACGCGTTTTCGAAGCTGTTCGGATCGCCAACATAGACCATCTGGTCAATATCCATCTGGTGTTTCAGACGGATCGCAGCCAGTTTCTGCTGATCAACAGGACGTCCCAGGAGCATGGATTTCTCAAGCTCGCGCAGGGTGTATGACAGATTGTAGCCAACCAGACGCAGAGGCTGTGCGACTTTATCCAGATCAACCGTTGCTGAAGGGATAGACGTTGTTTCATCGCCAATCCAGTTGATACCACCTGGGGTGGTGCCACCTACAGATCCGAATGCTGACTGCGTAAAGCTGGACAGGTCATCCCCGGGCCCAACATCCTCGCGCAGATCAATATCGCGTCCCCAGGTAACAGCAGCCAGAGGCTCGTGCAGTGTAGGGTCAAGACGCTCAAGCTCACCGACAAAGAAGTTGCCGATGCTGTCACGTGTCTGAGCATCGTAAGTAAACGCGCCATCCTGTGTGCGGACGCGCCTTTTCAGTTCAATCATTATATCGCCGTCCTTACAGGATCGTAAAAGAGATTTCGACAATGCCGTCTGTGCCCGCAGGGCCTTCAAACTGCGCGTTTGCCAGAAGGATGGTGTTACCAGCTGTGCTGTCATCTGCAGCCTCTACACCACCAGGAACTTCCGTGCTCGATGTGCCCGCAACACGGACGTAAACTGCTCCGCCTTTGGTCGCCGCTGTTGCTCCCTGAAGAGGGACGGTCATAAAGCCACGACGCGCAACCGGTACAGCACCGCCATTGATTTGAGGGTAAGCGGCCAGACCTGTGTAAGAGACAGCACGGCCGGGAAAGGTACGCACCAGAAACCCTATGATATCAGCTGAGGTATCACCTGATGCGAGCGGCGTAATTTTACCGGCGGTTGTGTATTTGACCGGGCGGCCAAAGCCGTATGTTGACCAGTCTATCGTGCTGTCGAGGGTTTCATTGACAATATCGCCAGGTCCAGGCTCACGGGATAATCCGCCAGCGTAGCCTGTGTCCATTCTTTTGAGATAAGCAACCATGAGAGTTCGCCTTATTTATTCCGACCCCAAAACGCGCGGTTACGGGCGTTCATTTCTGCGGCTGGATTGCTATGGGTGTGTGAGTGAGAGGGTGTGTATGCGGACTGCGGCATTACGCTGCTTCGGTTTGTATTCGCGATCGCATCACCCGCGGCACGGAACGCCACAAACACAGCATCTGCAGTCATATTGCGGACAGGCTGAGCGCCAACATAGCGACGCACGACAGAAGCATGTGGGCCACGTAACGCACTTTCGAGTGCAGCAACACGGATATTCTTCACAGCAGAACGCTGCTCTTTTCGTGATGCGCTGGTATCAACGGTACCGTGGCGCATACCCGGAGCAATGATTTCGGCAACCTGAATTGCGTTCAGGCGTACTGCTGAGAAAGCGGCATCGCCGGTAGGAACGCGTTTGCCTTCCTCGGTCAGGCATTCCGCTTCATCTTCCGTTTCTTCGACGGCTTTCAGGTCATCTTTACGCTGATCTGCCCGTGCAGCACCAACTGCTTCATCAGTCCTGTCCTGCTCTGTCTGCTCATCATCCGTTGTTTTTGGAGTGAGCACGTCAACCAGAGCTGTGACTTTATTGCCAAGATCGTGGATGGCGTCGAGGACCTCAGTATGGCGTTTTTGATCGTCCTGTTCGACTGTGGCAACCTGCTCATCGCCCGTGTTCGCGATGGTTGGCTCCACACGTTCTGGCATCTCATCGGCACCTTCACGGATTGCTTCTTCAATACCATCAGCATCATTTGTCGTAATGGCGTTCAGTAAACGAGCGCCCCATGTTTTTTTTCTGAAAGCCACGTCTGGCTCCTTTTGTTCGTCACCAATTCTGACGCCTCGGCCACCACGGCCTCGTTCAACAATCGCCAGATGGTTTCCTGTAATTGTGGATTGTTTGTAGTGGCCGGGCATACCTTCGATGGGCTCGTAATCCGCGTCATATCCCGGAGAAACTTCGCGGATTCCCTTTTTCTCAATGGCGTCCAGACCTTCGCGGCCTTTAACGATAACGTCAGCCAGCAGGTAGTCAGACAGAGTTCCATCGCCACGGCGTATGTTTCTGATGGTTCCCTGGTCATAGGCTGCGCGGTTATCAGGATTCAGAAAGTCGGGCGGGTGCCCCACTGTAACCGGGGCTGATTCAAAGCTTGTTATTGTGGGCTCAGAAAACAGTGTTCCATTGTCACGATGGACAATTATGACACCATCAGGAGAGGTTATCGGGTCGCCGTTTGTATCGGGTGACCCGGCAAACTCTGACTGATCATAAAGCATCGTTCCGGTACGGGCGAAGGGCACATCACGGCAGAGCAATGAGCCATCAGCTAACCGCTCGCGGGTATTTCCTTCTTTGCTGATCGTGAAAACATCGTTCAGTTTGCCGATGGTTTTATCAACAGTACGCATTGTTTGCCTTAGTCGAATACAGGCATCGTGAAACACCTGCAGTTAGGGACACACCCTGCGTGCCCGGTCAGATTATCCAGTGTTGGAGGCTCGTCCCATGCGACGAAGCGACCATTCATTTCGCGATGTGAGCGTCTTGTTCGTTTGTCCCGGTGTGCCCGCCAGGTGTAACCAGATGAGCCATTCATCTGCGCGCGAACCTGAGTGAGTGTAGCGGCACAGCGGCTGCTCTCGGTTCGTGCAATGAGAGTTGCCCGACTTTCAGTGACCTCAGAAGTCCGTAAAATTTCCTGCCTGAGTGCGTCGTATCTGTTGCCATTACTGAGTGCTTCAGTGGCAATTCTCTGCACGCGCTGAGCGGCTTCAATCGGAAGTGATTTAATCAGAAGCACCTGGTATTGCTGCAGGTCTCTGATTGCGGCTCCCGTATCAGTATTTGCAATTTCATGGGCCAGCTCACGACCAATGACCTGCGCATATGATTTCCATTGCCGCGAATTGATGCGGTTTGCGCTTTTCAGCATCCTTCCTGAGACAACGTTAGCCCATGGCTCTATAGCTTCAGCATATTTACTGAGGGCATCCTGCAATGGCTCAGGGTTGTAGATGACAGCATCAGCACCCATCGTTTTAGTCAGGTCGCCTATATTGCGGGCAATTTTTCTGAGCATCCGCTCATATTCGCCGGCCTGACTTTTCCGTGCCTGAAACACAGCCTGATTATCGTAATCCATTGAGGCTTACTCACTGTCAGGAGTAATGACCTCCTTCGTTAAATCTCTCTCAGGAACGCGGTGTATTGTTAGTCCGGAGAGAGGCATGCCTATTCCCTGATCATCAAACTCACTGGAGGATGGTGGAGCGGGGTCCGCCTCCTCGATCATTTGCTCGGTGATTGTGTTCCACGCTCCGTCCACATCCGACCCGGATTTAAGTTCCTGCAGGGCCGTTCTCTGGCTGATCAATTCGCTTTCAAAGGCGCTGATGACTGATGTCGTCCGGGTTGAAGCAATATTTGCTTTCTGTTCGTCATTCATTTCCCATAGTGACTTAAACCTGAAATTGAGTGCCTCTGGAGGTGGTTTTCCAAAGAGTGACCGGTAAAGCATATCCACGATCAGATGAACGACAGGACGTGCCTGTTCGCGTTTCTGGCTGATACCCTCCTGATACTGACGGATATCACTGTCTCCGGTAGAAAAACCTGCGGGAGACTGTCCCATCAGCCGTGTCATTGGTATCTGGACTGAGCCTGAGACCTGCTGAGCGAACTGCATCAGAATATCGTTTAATCCTGAGAACGAGTAAACGAGCGCCTGAAAGTCATCTTCCTTGTCGATAACAGACATTCCTTCATTCGACTGGAATTGTCTGATGTTATCAATCTGGGCGAATATCCCACGCTTGGCAGCATCGTTCATGCCGCCCATAACTTCTTTATACCCGGCAATTTTCATCACACGCAGGTGTGCTTTATACACAAGCTGTGATGCGCCTACGGTACCGCTGTCGAATGCAGTCAGTGCATCAAAAATACGTTCGACAATCGACATGCCGAAGCTATTTTCATACTGTCTCTGGTATATGGGCAGACGCACGCCATCCATGCGTATAACACGAGTATAATGAACGCTGAGACCAGAGAAAGGCCAGTCACCTGGGGCAATCTGGTAGAATTCAGGTTTGCCAATGTCAGGCCCCAGTTCTTTAACCAGTCTTGTGTAGTCCGGTATCGCGACCCACCGGTCCATGGCGTAAATGCCTCTGAACTGATTTTCGCCTATACTGTCTACATTCAGCGGGTCAGAAACGTTCTGCCCGTCGATCATAATGATGCCGAGACCACCACCGAAAAGACGTGCCCATTTCACAACATCTGAGAATGCCTGCCAGATGCCCAGTCGTGAAATTTCTGCCTGAAGACGCTCATCTTCCTGAGAATCTGACAGCCCGGTTATATCAATTCCTGCGCGGGTCATATCCTCAGCAACGCAGTCAACAGCGTTCCCGATAATCCATGAACCACGTTAGGCAGCTTCCAGCTGAGTACGATTTCTTGTCCAGTAGGTGAAGGCATAGCCACCGGCTGAGGCAAGGTTATCCATCCCACGACCAGTCCGGGTTGCGGGGTTTACATAGCCGTCAAATGTCCGAACGCGAGCCGGGACGCGATATTTTGGTTTAGTCGTCACTCGGCTAATCTTTCGTAAATACTGGTCCAGTTGTTTTCGTTTACGAGGCGGTCAAAAGCTCCGGCTGCGGCATCGACCTGGTCATCATGAGCCCCGGCGGGGAATGATGTGAGTTCATCAATAAATGTCCTGTTCCATGGAGCTTTAACCAGGAAGACATTCCCTGCGTTTACCTGCGAGGCAAAAGGAGCGGCACGAGTTGCCTTATCTCCTGTTTCACGAACAGCCTTGACGCGGTATCCCGCCAGCTTTCGTATCAGATACTCTGCCTGAGATTTTCCTGCCTGCCCCGGGTCCTGTGGAAGGATAATTTCAATCTGAGGGCCGTCCTGTGATGCCGT